TAGCACCCTAATGCCAGGAGTCCATAGCCTCTTCTAGTGACATTTCCGGCTCGTGCGCATGGGCCATGAAGTCCGTTAACTTGAACTTCTGCTTGGAGCTTTTGCTGTTCAGGTAAATGGCAGACAGGAGAGCTGAACCTTCTTCTATTCTCATGCCGATATTCAGGCTGCCCCTGAGATCCCGATAGGTCGCCCATTTCAGAAACTCCCGATAACTAAGGCGCTCCTTCGCCTCTGCTATTGTGCGACCGCCGACACCTGCAAGCACTAACTCGTGCCATAGCTCGTCCTCGGCGCTTAACTCTGTGGCTTTTTTTTATCGAAGTCGCTGACCTCACCAATGACGCGCAATAACTCCATCGTCAATGCACGGCAGAGCGGGCCGCGCTCTTCGTCAGCCTCGCCTGTTACGTCCTCAAGGGTGAACACTGGTTTCAGGTCATCGTCAAGGATGGACGAGGCAATGCGGCTGGCCACGGCATCTCGAGAGGTAATGTCAGATACGGCGGTACTGTACGACAGAGGCTTTACGTTCACTTCTGCCGTGTGATTTTCGCCGTTCGACTTCCAGTTGATTTCCTTCTTGACTGGTGCGCCCGTAAAAGCGCCCATATCTTTCAGGCTGTTAATGTTCAGGCTCATACCGGAACCTTCTTGGTCCACTTGGACACACCGCTACGCTGCACTGAGACTTCAGAGGTAACGACGGTATTACTTGAGAAATCAAGCGGGAAGTCTGCAATGTAGCCGGTGAACCCAAACCAGGTGCGGGTGGTAGGCAGAACAAACTTTCCGTCTACATCGACTGTCGGTGGCTCAGTCCCATCGCTCCAGCCCACCACAAATTCGATACTCTCAACGGCGTCATCCAGTGACAGTTCATGCAGTCGAATGTGAGATGGAATCCTTGGGTCTGCGTTCAACGTCATGGACGCTTGACCAGGTGTGCGCAATCCGCGCCTGTAGGTTCGCTCGTACGCCTCAAGCGGGGTGTCTTCGATCTGGCCAGCCGGGGAGCCGCCAGGGTTGAAGTTGGTAACGCCTTTGATGATCAAAACGCTGTCATCGGCGGGATCGATCAAGTACAGCTCTGTGCCTTGGCTTAGAATGCTCATTGGTATAACTCCGTGCGGGTTTCAGGGTATTAAAAAACCCGCTCTAGGCGGGTTGGGTCGGGCTCATTCAGCGCGGCGTATGCCAATCACTGTCAAAGCTGATTCGGTATCGCCCGGTGGTTGGGTCTTTGGTCTGCCCTCCCCACCGAACTATGTAGGCTTCAAGCTCTATGGCATCTCGTACAGCGGTTGCGGCTGCGATTACCTGAGCACCGGTGTCTCCGTAAATATCAATCTGTATGGTGTAGGCGTCCATATCGGGCCGCTCGGCCAGGTAGTTCTCAGGGGAGCCTGTGACCACCTGCCACACGGCATAGGGTGACGCCACGCCCTGGGATGCTTCGCCAAAGGGGTATAGGCGCGTAGGGTTTGAGCCCAGAACGGCAGTAACACCAGCGTCAGCGGCAGCAACAGAGAAGATCGGCGGATACATTAGCGGCTCCCAGACTTGGCAGATCGTTTGATTGCCCGATCAAGAGCCTTGCCGTATTGCTTGACGAACTCGCCTGCAACCTCACCAGCACTTTCAGACAACGCGGGCCGCATGAATGGCTGTGCCGGTACGCCCTCTGCACCAAACTCCAGAAAGCGCCAGTAAAAGGTATCGCCGCCTGGGTTGGTGCTATCGCCACCGGTGTCCAGGTCGCCGGATTCTCTCGCGCCACCTCGGACACCGACGCGAAACATCAGGTTTCCGGTGCGCTTGAATGTCTTTCCAGACCAGCGAACAGCTATGTTATCGGCTATGTTCTCGGCGGTGGCGGGATCATTCAGCCGCTTGGCATTCGCTTTGGCCTTGTCTCGCACCAGATTTGCGGCCTTACGCAGTGCAAAGCGCCCGCCTTTTAGCTGCAGATCAGACTGAATGCCCTTTAGGCGTCCTACCAATTCGGGTAGCCCGTCAACATTGAACTCGATACCATCAGCCATCGTTCACCCCCATGGATACCGGCAGTGTTATGTACTCCCGGCCTGACTTAGCATCTGTCAGTACGCCCTCAATGTTATACACGGCACCCCGAAACAGGATGCGCATGGTGGCGTCAATGCCTGAGCGATACCGGATCACAACGCGGGCCATAACTTCTGACTGGCTGGACTTGGCCGCTATAAACTCGCGGGCGCTCAACGGCTCGACTGACGCCCAGACCTGAGAGACTTCCTGCCAGGTGATTGTCTCGGCTCCGGTGTTCGGGTTCTGTGCAGATACGGGCTTTTGGATGGTTACGCGGTGGCGAAGGGTTCCGGCTTTCATACTCCGTAAATCCTGTATGGGCCTAGCAGGGCTGAAACACCAAGGGGAAGTTCTGAGGTGCTTCCCTCAGTTACAGCCTCACGTTTTGAATACCAGTGCCCTATCATCAATAGCATGGCGACATGCACCGCATCGTTATAAATCAAGGCAAAGTCATCGTCAGGCTCGCCGTACTCATCAAGCGGTATCTGTTCCGCTGTAGGATACAGCTTGCGTTCTGTGTAGTTTTCAACGTGTTTGATGGCGGCGTTAAGGTACACGCTAATAAGCGCGTCATCCTCCAAAAATCCCGGCTCTATCCGGCACTGCTGTTTGATCGTTCTCAGTTCAATCATGGTCGGCACCGGGGTTAGTATTAATTAATTTTTGGGTTTTTTTCTGCTAATTTTGGCCGCCTTGTTTCTCGGCTCTGGTTGCATCTTGTTTTCGGGGGAGGGCTTTTTCTTGATCTCCTCAATAACACCTAAGTCGATCAGTTGGCGTGCATCTTCTGGAGAAAGCTCTCGCTTGTCGCCTTCGTAGTATTCCTTTTTACCGTAATGTTGCCTTTTGACTAGATATTCCATATTGCACCTCTTGATAAGGGGCTGACCGGAGCCAGCCCCTTATACCTTGTTACACCACTACGGGTGCGAGATCACCATAGACAAAGCATTCAGGGCGATAGACCGCAAGGGCCAGGCGCTCTTCTGCCAGAACGGTTAACAGGTTCTTAACAAAATCGTCTTCGTTCTCGGTTGCCACTTCAACGCGAGACTGCCAGCGGTCGAATACCTGTGCGCCCAAACGGAATGCACCGGTCAGGAACTTGCCGCTCGATACAGCCTGAGTCTGCACAACAGGCAGGCCCCACATGGTGGGCGATGCTGTGCCCTGCGGGTTGCCGATGATGTAGCGGCCCTGGCTGTCCTTCAAAGTCTCGATCTCAGTCCAGTCAATCGGGTTGAGAACGTGACCAGTTGCAGGGTATTCCGCAAGGATCGCTTGCAGCATAGCCATGCGAAGGGTGTCCATTTTGGTGAACTCAGCAGTCGGCGCGATAGGCGAGGAGTACGCAGTTGATTGCGGTACGATGCCAAGCAGGTTCTGCCCTACACCGTCACCGTTGAGCAGTTGCTGCTCTTCCACATACGCCAGCCCATAACGCAGCTTTCCATCAATGTAACTGGCAAGCTGTGAGGCGTCAGACATAATCTGTCGTGAAGCCTTTACGTAATGAGCGATGACCTTAGCGCTGGTGTTCTTCAGATCAAACTGCAGATCCGACTGAGGCTTAAGTGCGCCCTCTGCTACGGTTGCAGCGGCGTTGGTGAATCCAGTTTCCTGAACGTACTCCAACACATTACCGTCCATCCGGCCCGGAGTGATCAGGTCACGGATGGTCATGCGGCGTTCAGGCTGCATGATGATTCCGGGCAGGCGAGTGTCTTGCACTAAATCACCAGCGGACCCGGCGGCGTTGGTGGTAGCAAGTGAGATTGTGGCCTTGTACTGCATATCTGCACGGCCACGCTGGCCGCCAGACTCTAGCAGGCTTTTGAAGCGCTCGGATTCAACGAACTGCTCACCGAAGCTTTTGTGCTCGTGGCGCTCTTCATTATCGCTGCGGCGCGCAAGCTTCTGCTCCATCTCGTCAATCCGGGACTTACACCCGTTCAGATCAGTGAGACTTACATCAACCCGCTCCTTGAGATCGTCAAGGTTCTTTTCGCCGCTGGACATTTTGCCTCGCAGCTCTTCGCCCAGACCCTTCACCTCATCGGTGCGCTTCTGGAATTCTTGGGTTAGTTCGACCAGTTGGTTATCTTCGCTCATTGGGTTACTCCATTGTGAGCTTTGAGAAATGCCAGCGCGTCGCTGACTGATTTGCTCGCCTGTTTGTCGCCGGGCTCACCCCGGAGCAACTTGCTCAGTCCGCTCGTGGCGATTGCAGCGGATTGAGTTTTTGAAAAGCCAGCCTCACGCAGGAACTTTTCAAATTCTGGCAGGGTAGGTAGCTCACCCTCCTCTAGTGCTGCCTTTACGGCATCCACTCTCGATTCTTCATTAGCGGGAAACGTCACAATAGATACCTCGAATAGTTTTAGTTCAAGAAGGTTTACGACGCCCCGATCTGCTTTCTGAGAGCGCTTAACGGCATAGCCGATAGACATTCCATCAATGGCACCGGCTTTCATAAGGGCATGGA